ATGGATTTTGACGATTTTGAACTGGATTTGCCGCCGGAGTACTGCCACTACCAGGATAACGGGTGTGAGTTTGCCGATTCCTGCCTTGACTGCCCTTTTCCCGAATGCCTCTATGCCCAGCCCGGGGGCAAGTAGCGGTGGCTGAAAACTTTAAGGGACGAAGCGGTGTTAAGGCTGTTTACCGACCAGGCTAAGAAGGTGAAGGAGCTGGCCTTGATGTTCGGTGTCAGCCGGCGCACCATACAGCGCATATTAAAGCAGGCTAAGGATGTATCTACCCCAAATTTAAGATTTCAAAGGGGGGCTAATGGATAAGAACTCTATTACCTCACAGTTGAACCGCCAGGATATTGACCGGCTCCGGGGCTACCGGGAGCGGCTCGATTTCTACCACGGGAGGCAGTGGGAGGGGAGAGAGAGGCGGGGAGAGAAAAGGCTGACCTTTAACTACGCAAAGGTCTTTATCGATAAGGTTACCTCTTATCTTATGTCCGGGGTTAACTTTGCCGTGGACGCCATAGAGGATTCGGCTGAGGCTGAAGCTAAAGCCCGGAAGGCCGAAGCCGCCCTGCACCAGGTCTATGAGGAAAACAACCTGGAGCAGTTGGACCTGGAGACCGAGATTGACTGCGCCGTCCTGGGCGATGCCGGCTACAAGGTTAGCTGGGATACCGAGGCTAAAAAGGTGAGGGTTACCGCCCCCGATATCCAGGGGGTATATGTCTGGTGGCTGGGGGACGATACCTCCCGGGTGTGGCGGGTTGCCTCCAAGTACAGCCTGACCGTCGAGGAGAGCCAGTTACTCTACGGGGTGAAGCCCAGGGGCAAGCAGGCGACTGTGGTTGAGCTGTGGAGCGACGGCGAATTTGAGCTTTACCTGGATGACGCCCTCATCGAGAGCAAGCCCAATCCCTACGGCTTTATCCCTTTTATTATTTACCCCAACCTGAGGGAGCCGAAGCAGTTCTGGGGTATATCTGATTTATCGGCGATTATGGAGTCCCAGCAGGAGCTTAACCGGGCGATGTCGCAGCTATCGAGAATTTTAGAGCTATCGGGCAACCCCATTGCCGTGCTGGAGAATGTGGAGGAGGCCGAGGATATCGCGGTAAGGCCGGGGGCGGTCTGGAATATACCCGAGGACGCCAAGGCTTACCTGCTCGACTTATTGCAGGGGGGTGGGGTGGAGTTGCACATAAACTATATCAACCTGCTCTATAGAATCCTGCACGATATTTCCGAGTCTCCCCGGGCCGCCTTCGGCGGCACCGAGCGCGACCTGTCCGGGGTAGCCCTGGAGATTGAGCTTAACCCGCTGCTGCACAAGGTGAGGCGGAAGCGGATTATCCGCACCGCCGCCTATAACCGGCGCAACCGGATGATTCTAAAGCTGCTGGAGAAGTACCAGGGAATGGATTTTGGGGAGAACCGGCTGCGGGTAATCTGGAGCCCGATACTGCCCCAGGATATAGCCCGCCTGGTTGCCAACGAGCAGACCCTTGTCCAGAGCGGTATTCACTCGCGGCGGGGAGCCATGGAGGAGGTGGGCATCAAGGACCCGGAGGGTGAGTTCAAGCGGTGGCTGGAGGAGAGGGAGACTATTTTAAGGATGAATAAAACGAATAACGCCAGGTCTACCAAGGGCGGAGAGGGAGAGAGAGCTTTAGCCGGGGAGACAGGCGCTAGCGAATCTCCACCATAAGGAGGAAAAATGGCAAAAGATAACAGTTTACCCCAAAAAACAGGATTTTCGGGGGCCCCAGAGAACAATCAAAACCAGGAGCAAGAGCCCGACGGGGGGGGAGTTGGAAGCGCGGCTGGCTGAAAGCGAGGCGGCGCTGGCGGAGAAGAGTTCCCGCATCTCCGGGCTGGAGCAGGCTCTGGCCGAGAGGGACGACCAGATTAATACCTTAAAGCAGTCGCTGGCCGAGCTGGAGACGCAGTTGACCGGGTTGAAGGACGGCCAGTCTCAGGCGATAGCCAACTACCGGGCGCTGGTGGTCAGGTCTAACCCCGAGTTGCCCGAGGAGCTGATAGCCGGCGACAGCGTTGAGGAGATTGATAAGTCCCTGGCTGGTGCTCAGGCTCTTATCGATAAGGTGAGGCAGCGGCTGGAGACCGAAATAGCCGGGGCCAAAATACCGGCGGGGACACCCTTGAGGACGCCGGCGGACTTATCCGCACTGTCCCCGCAGGAGAAGATTCAATACGCAATGGGTGAAAGGAGATAGAAAATGGCTTTAACATTGGATGAGGCAGCCAAGCTGTCCAACGATATGCTGCTCCAGGGGGTGGTCGAGACCATCGTCAAGGACTCGCCCGTCCTGCAGCAGATGCCCTTCATCGAGATTGTGGGCAACGTCATGACCTACAACCAGGAAAAGACCCTGCCCACCATCGATTTCTACGACGTCGGCGACTCCTGGTCCGAGTCCACGCCGACCTTCGAGCAGAAAACGGCCACCCTGAAGATTATGGGCGGCGACGCCGACGTGGATAACTTCCTCAAGGCGACCCGCAGCAACATACAGGACCTGGAGGCAGCCGTGGTCGAGCTGAAGGCCAAGGCGCTCCGCGACAAGTTCGAGGAGACCTTTATCTACGGCGACTCCTCGGTCAACGCCAAGCAGTTCGACGGGCTGATAAAGCTGATTGACACCGGCACCGCCGGCGATCAGCTCATCGCCATGAGCGACACCGGCGCCACCCTGACCCTGGCCAAGCTGGACGAGCTTATCGACGCTGTCAAGGGCGGCAAACCCGATGTGCTGCTGATGAGCCGCCGTTCCCGGCGCAAGATTAACGCCCTGGTAAGAGCCGCCGGCGGCATGATTGAGACCGATAGAGACCGCTGGGGCAACGTCGTCCAGCTCTGGGACGGCACCCCCATCGGCGTCAACGACTGGATACTGGATACCCATACCCTGAGCGGCGGAGTGGAGACAGCCACCACCGGCGGCACCTGCTCCACCATATACGCCTTCCAGATGGGGGAGGGGGCGCTATGCGGCCTGACCGGCCCCGGCCACCTTACCGTGGAGCCAATCGGCTCGCTGGAGACCAAGGACGCATCGCGGACCCGCATTAAGTGGTACTGCTCGCTGGCCCTGTTCAGCTCCATCAAGTCAGCCGCTTTAATCGGGGTCAAGGACTAAACTAAAGCTAATTTCGGGGGAGCCGAGATGAGGCTCCCCCACGGGAGGAGAAAATGAAGAATAAAGATGCAGCCCGATGGCTCTGCCGCTACCGGCTGAGCAAATACCGCCAGGACATTACGCCCTACCGGGGGGCGGAGGCGGCCTTCCATGAGCGCTTCCAGCCCTACGAGGTAATCGAGGGCGAGGGCAACTGCCTGCTTAACACCGGCATCGACGAGATGTGGGACCTGATTATCGGCGATTCGGCCAATCACTTCAGTAATAGCTACGCCCAGGTGGGCGTGGGCGATTCCACCACCGCTGCCAACGCCACCCAGACCGACCTCCAGGCGGCCACCAACAAGACCTACAAGGGTATGGAGAGCAGCTATCCCACCTCTACCGCCCAGAAGACGACCTTTAAGGCCAGCTTCGGCGACAGCGAAGCCAACTACGCCTGGAATGAGTGGGTGGTCAAGCAATCGTCCAGCGCCAAGTGCCTCAACCGCAAGGTTGAATCCCTGGGCACCAAGTCAAGCGGTACCTGGACACTGGAAGTCAGCATAACCTTAAGCTGATAACCGCCGGCAGGCGATTTGGGATAGTGCCACCGGGTATTGGAGGGATAGAAATGCCACCAGTAGTAACAGCAACATTCAACGGCTCGGGCACACATACTAAAAACGGCTGGCTCAAGGTGAGGTTTGATTTGTGTTACGGTCAGGGGAGTAAGACGTACCCTCTCCACTATGTTGACCACTTTGACCGGGAACCGGTAGAGGAAGAATTAGCCGACGAAGCTCTGCTGGCCCTGATTCCAACTCACAAAGAACTTAACCCCACTATCTGCCACTTTATCACCATTGACCATGAGACTACCAGAGAGGAACTGGAAGCTAAGGTCAGGGAGATTTTTGACGCTGATACCTTGAGCCAGCTTGATAACCTGCTTTCCGACGTGGAGTGGCTGGATGCTATTAGATGGCGGGTTAAAGAAGTCAGTTTGAGGCAAGTTGTTCAACTAATGAATGCCAGTGCCAAACGGGGAAGCGGCGGGATAGTCCCGTACTCCACCGACACCAAACAGCTTATTGAGGAAGTTAACGCCCGTTTTGCCGGTTTGGAGGTTGAAGTTGGCAATTGATATTGGGCTTGAGGCGATTAATAGGGCTTCTGCATACTGGATGAGTAGAACTTATGTGGCTTTGGATAACCCTGCCAACGATTCAGGCTCTATTAATACGGTTGAAATTTACCTTTCAAGCAGCACAAATTCAGTCACAGCAGGAATGGTCTATCTTGTCAGTGGGACAACTTATAAAGTTAGAGATAGTGAAAGTATAGGGGACATAGCGGGTGGCTCAAAACAGGTAGTTACGGGGCTTGATATTGATTGTGAATCAGGCGACCTAATAGGGGCTTATTCTCCGAATTATTTCTATCTTAAGATTGATGGCACTGGATACTCAGGTGTTCGTTATTATAGTGGGGAGTGTATTGACCCCGGTGACGAGCAACCCTTTTCCCTCTTAGATGGCGATGGTATGTCCCTTTATGGGACAGGCGCATCGGGAGGTGGAGCAACTGAAAAATTCGGGGCTGATACTGGAGCCGGTGCCGATACCAAGGCATCGGGGAGTCCTTTAGCGGCTATCAACGGCAGCGAGACCGGCAGTGGCGCTGATTCGTTACCGGCCCGGGATATTGCCCTGCCCGAAAGCGGCTCCGGCGTTGACGCCCTGGTTTCACTGCAGACGCCGGCGGCCAAGACCGCCTCTGATACCGGTTATGGGGTTGACGCCTCTGTTTCCCTACAGGCGCCGGTGGCCAAGACTGCTTCTGATAACGGCTCCGGGGTGGAGGCGGTACCAGTGTCCGGGGCTTTCCTGGTGGGCAGCGATAGCGGCTCCGCTATTGAAGCCTTTATCGACCGGCTGTTGGCCGCCGCCGAGAACGGCTACGGCGCCGAGGCCAGTGAAATCGGGGGCGGGGGTCTGCTCAAGCACCTCTTTGCCAGCGAGCTGGGGGAGGGCGCCGATGGGCTGACCGCCAAGATTGAAATACCGACCAAGGGGGGAGGCATGAGACTATGGACTTGAGCACGATGAGAACTATTGTCAGGCGCGATTTGAAAGACGAAGACGCGCAGAACTACCGCTGGAGTAACGACGAGCTGGACCGGCACATCACCCGCGCCGTAAAGGAGTTTTCCGAGGCGGTGCCCTTCCCGGCCAAGGCTACCCTGCCCACCGCCGCCGACTCCAGGGTGATCGACATCTCCCCGCTGACCGATAGGGTTATGGTGGAGGCGGTGGAGTATCCGCTGGGCATTTTCCCGCCCAGCTACCAGAGGTTCGCTTTATGGGGACATGCCTTGACTCTGTTTAGCGATGAGACCCCCGATGGCTCCGACTGCAACGTCTATTACGGCATGCTCCACACCCTTGATACCCAGGGGTCAACCATCTCCAGCAGGCACGAGGATTTAATCGCCACCGGCGCTGAGGGCTATGCCGCCGTGGAGTGGGCGAGCTATGCCATCAACCGGGTGAGCCTGGGCGGCACCACCACTCCTAAAGAGTTCCTCGCCTGGGGTAACCAGCGGTTAAAGCAGTTCCGCAGCGAGCTGAAGCGGCTGGGGAGAAGGAACCAGGTCAGAATCCGCCAACTCTACCGCCAGTAAAGGAGGTTAAAATGAAAGTGAGAGAGGCCCTGGCTAAGACCAAAGACGATTTACCCGGGGAGGCGTTTGCCATTGTGGGCGACGCCGATGACCCCGAAACCTGGAAGCTGCCCCACCATAAGAAAAGCATCCTCAGGGCGCTCAAGGGGAGGCTGGATATAGAAAAGACGGTTGACTGGGAATTAATGCCGGCGGCGGTGGCGGCGCTTTCTCCCGGGGGCTACCGGGGGCGGCGGGTTGAAGCCAGCCCGGAGCAGATACTCCAGGCGGCCAAGCACCTGGCCGGCCACTACCTTAAAGCTGATAAAGCGCTGCCGGATACCCTGGCGGTGCTGGGGTAGGGGGGTAAAGATGATAGAAAGGTTATACAAGTGGCTCTGGAGCCGTATAGGAGGCAGGCCCTGGACCTATATCATGCGGGATAACCAGAAAAAACACCCCCTGCTGTGGCTCCTCCTGTTCGGGGCGCTGGGTATCGTGCTGGGGCATATTTTCTGGTAAAGGAGGCCCTGATGAGACAGCTCAGCTCGACACTGCTCACCGCCCAGAAAGAGGCTTCCCGTGTTCCCTACGTTAAGGTGGAGGCCTCAAACCGGCACGCCGGGGTGGCCAACCTGTGCTGGGAGAGGCTTTATAACGGCTCGGAGGACGACTACTACCACGCCCTGACCATGCCCGGCGACGGCTCCCTGATACGGGTCAGGGTAACGCCCCCCTCCGATGCCCGAAAGCTCTACCGCCAGCGGGTGGCTAGTCCCACCCCCCAGTCCGACTTCAGCCAGTGGGTCTATACCAGCCAGTATAACGTGGTCACTGTCGCCTGCTGCTCGCTGGGGGCTGAAGCCAGCATTTTCTGGATTAAGAGCGACCGCAAGCTCTACCACCTCAAGAGCACCGACTACGGGGCCAGCTGGGCAAGCCCCCAGTTGCTGACCTATACCCCCACCACCGCTATCAACGGACTGGCCTGCGCTTACAAGAGCAACGGCGATATCGCCGTCTTCTTTGCCGACCAGGCCACCCTCTACGTGATGAAGCGGGTAGATGATAGCTGGCAGGGCAAGGTTGCCTGGGACAAGTCAACCGGCGACCTCTCCGGCGTGGCCGCTGTTTATGGCGACGACTGGGACCTGTTTGTCACCGGCCAGGATAGCGACGACAATTTTAAGCTGTGGTCGCTGGTCTATGGGGATGGCGGGGACGTAACCGCCGGAAGCTGGTCGGAGCTCAAGGATTTTGCCTCGGCCCCCGCCGACGGCGATTTTGAATACCGCACCGCCTTTATGGACAAGCCCGATGTCTACCGCTGTTTCTTCGTCGAGAAGTTCGATGGTAATGAAGCCTACAGCCGCCCCGGCTGGTCAAGTTCAATCCCGGAGAGCAAATTCGTCGATAACCTGTGGCACGAGCCGGTACCTTTCGACCTTACCAGCCAGTACGGCCTGGCTATCGCCCATTATGGCGACTATTGCTGGCTGTCCAGCCCCTACGGGGTGTGGCGGGCCGAGCTTAACCCCCAGAGCCTTGATTTATCGGCCGATATAATTTCATTGAGGGAGGAGCTAAGCCCCGACGGGGGCAGTCTTAACCTGGAGCTGCGCAACGACGACGGACGCTATGCCGCACCGGGAGAAGGCGATTTATCTGTACTTGATATAGGCTGCCAGCTGGAC